GGCCCGAGGTCTTCCTCCAGTACCGTGTGGTAGAAGTTGCCGGCTTCCGCCTTGCCCTCCTGCACCTCGGCGTGGATAGCCTGCATCAGCGCCACCCGTGGAACGATCATGTCCTCGGTGGAGATGTTCTCCTTCCCCATGCGGGCGTCGCCCTGCATGAAGGCGGGCAGGCTATTGGTTGCGGGGAGCCCGGCTGATACCGTTTTCGGTGATGTATTGGTCGATGCGTTCTTTGATGCCATTTTCACGTTCCTTTAGTTCATCGTGTTTCAGGTAGCTCAGGGACTGGTTTACACTCAATAGACGCACTTCACCCTGAGACTGGAAGAGCGTATGAGTCGCGTGTGGGGGACCGTACCCCCGAATGAGGAACCACTCTATCTTGGGAGCTATAGGCATCCAGTCCAAGTAGTCGGGGACGAAGAACGAGCTGGTCTCTATTAGAGCGCCGTCCTCGTCGAAATACATACACTGGGCTTTACAAGACACCTAGTCGCTCCTTATTTCTTGGTGATGGAGATGCCGTCCTTCATGTGGACCTTGAACAGCTCCTCGGGGAGCTCCTCGCCGTCCTTCATGAGTTCCTTGGCAGCCGCCGACAGCGACGACGAGTTGACGGTCTCTTTGATCAGAGAACTGTATTCGTTGTCGCGGAGCCACTGGTACGCGGCGTCGAGATTGTCGGCGTTGATAGAGGCGAAAACCCGGGCTGTCCGGGTGACGCGGAAGTTCTCGGTGTTGAAGGTCTTCACCGCCTCGGCGTCCATGCGCTGGGGCATCGACACCTCTTTGGCGAAGGACATCCGGGCCTTTATGTCCGACAGCGCCTTTTCCAAGGCGGCGACCGACTTGTCGAGCGTGGCGACGCCGTCCACGGCGACCCCGAGGGGCTGGCCCGAGATATACTCGGGCAGAGTGCGCCCTAGCGTCGCGGCGACGTTGTCGAGCAGCTTGGTGGTACGGTCGATGGCGGCGACGGATTTGTCCACCGTCTCCTGCTGTTGCTCGACCGAGGGGCTTGACGCCGGGGCCTCTGTGGTTTCCACTGTGGGTTCTCCTGTTGAACTGGCGCGACTCTGGGGGGGGCCTTAACCGGCCCCCCTATTTTTATTAGGCGGCGAGAGCGAGGGTCTTGCGGAGGCTCTTGTGGATGCGCTCCTCGTCGGCGACCTCCAAAAACTGGCAGAGGCGCGACAGGCTCGCGGGCGTGTCCTCGATCTTGCCGTTGAAGTCCTCGATCTGGTGCCGCAGGTTGTACTCGCGACCCAGAATCTTGATGGTCTCGCCCTTGAGGAACCGAGCGCGCAGCGTGTTGGCGAGGTTCATGCGAACCATACCCGCGTTGGCGTTGGCCCACTTGGCCTCGTCGATGCCGTTCTCGCGCTTGACCGAGTTCAGCGCCATAGCGCCGTCCTGTGCGATTTTCGACAGTCGGCCAGCGATAAAGTCGCCGCAACCGCCACCGGTCGCCCGGTACTTCTCGCGGTAGTGCGACGGCACCACATCCTTTTTGGTGTCACTCATTGTCGTCTCCCGTTATTGGTGCTGACACTAAACCACATCCCCGGCGCTGCGACAAGACACCCCGGAGAATTAGGGTACCGGGTAGTTTAGAACCGGTCGCCCTCGCTAAGGTCGGCCCCCGAGTACACGCTGTACGTGCCCTCGGTCTCGCCTTGTTGCGGTGGCACCGGCATACGGTAGTGCTTGGAGAGCTCCGCCCCCGTGGCCTCCCGCCACCGGTCAAAGTTGCGTACGGCACGGAGACGCAGACGGACGCCGCCGACCCTCGGGCGGGCGTCGAGCTGGCCCTCCGGGGCTATGTTGTCCAGCGCCTCGGATAGCATCGACATCGACGTCCTCATGAACGGGCGCAGCGCCCCGTGTAAGTGGGGCAGCGAGACCAGATCGCAGCCCATCGGCCAAGAGCTGGCCTCCACGGCTTGGCGGAGGTACTGCTCGACCTCGGAGGCGGACGCCTCGATCATAGACCGCTTGGCGTCGGTCATGGGCGGCGGAGCGGCGGGGTTGAACTTGGAGGTGTCGTACTTTAGCAGGTAGTCGAGCAGGTGCGACGACGAGCGCTTGTCGGCCATCCACGTGTAGTAGCGGCGGTAATACTCGGGGGCTTTGCGCTTCATCTTCGAGTACCAGACCCAGACGCGGCGGTCGGAGTTGTCGATGGACAGCGCGTGTTTGTAGTTCGTCAGGAACACGTACACCGCCCGATTGGGCACCCGCTGCAGGTTCACGTGCTTGGTGTTGATGGTGTGCACCGGGTCGGTGATGTAGGTCTTGAGCTTGTTGTAGATATTACGCCTGCCCGACGCCAGCATTTCTTGGAAGACGATCAGCTGCTTCCCGAACAGCCACTCGTTGAACTGGCTCTCGACGTGCTGCAGGGTCACTTGGGACACGTTCTGGTTCCCCATCACCTTCTCCAGCGCCAGCAGTATCGAGTCCTTGCCGATACCCTGCTCGCCTTGGAACACCAAACCGTGGTTGATGCGCTCCCCCGGGTTCTGGACGGCGTAGGCGAAGAACGACATCACGTGGTCGATGGCCTCGGCGTCGCCGTCCATCAGGTCGTGAACCAGTTGCACGAAGGGCTCGACGTCGCCCTCCTCGGGCTGGACGTCGGAGGGGTGGTAGACGTTCAGGCAGTCGAGGATAGCCTCGGAGTCGTACGACTTCTCGCGGCAGAACACCGGCTGCCCCGGGTTGTAGGTCAGCTTGTCCACGTGGCGGAAATCGGGGTGCATCATCACCGTGACCCAAGGTTTGGGGATTTCGCGGGCGTGGATGTTGTTGAACACCGTGTTGTTGAGGAGGACGTGCTTCTGCAGGTCGTACATCCGGTCCACCGAAATCACGTAGACGTACCGGTTGATGATTTCTAGCGGAACGTCGTCGATGCGGGCCTTCGAGTTGGTGTCGAAGTTCTTCTCCCGGGCGGAGTCTATCCACTCCTGCACGGTTTTGTGCGCCTCGGGCCAGTTGTACGGCATCCCCGCCGCCTCGCATGCCTCGCGCTTGGCCCGCTGGATGCGCTCGTGGATGTCCTCGTCGGTCCACTTGCGGGCGACCATCGACGACACGGCGGCGAGGCAGATGTCGTGGGTGTTGCCCCCGCCACCGACCCCGGCCCACTCCATGTCGTTGAGCTTGAATACCGGGTCGTCCTCGTTCTTGAGGTACCCCCGGATTTCGTCGAGCAGGGCGGGCCCAAATACCGGGATTTCGCGGTAGTCGACCTCCCACAGCGGCTTCCCGGAAACCCAGATATAGGGTAGTTTTGTGTCCGGGTGGACGGACGGGGGAATGACGGTCTGCGCGCCCCGGCACAGGATGTCGATAGCCGGGATTTTCTTTTTCCCCTCGACCTTGTTGATCTTGTGGGTCTTCGTCTCCCGGTCCATCCGGACGATGTAGGTGGTGCCCTTTTTGCCGCGTTTGGCCGGGACATTCTGTCCGATTGCCCGCTCGACGCACCGGATAATCTGGGGGTCGTCGACGTCGATGTCGATGGCCATCAGGCAGGTGCCGTCCTTGTGTATGTCCCCCATACGTACACCGAGGTTCGACGGGCGAGCGAAGGCCCGGGTGAGGCTCTCCGCAGTCGGCGTGTCCACCTGCCAGCCCGACGCCTTGGCGGCTTTCGAATCGGGCTCGATGCGTAGCGGGGTGTAACCTTTCGCGAGAAGCTTTAGCGCTATCTCCTGCATTATCTCTGTCATTAAACCGTCCCTTGCTGAGTGGCATACCGGGTCACGGGAGCTTGTTCGGGGCGGAGGCGGGTAAGGGGAGACCGCACTCTTCCGAACGCCCCCGTGACCCTTTGGGGGAGGGTATGCCAGCCTACCCGCTCCGTATCTACCACGGCCACGACCTGCCTGTCCAGCCCCTGCTGAGAACAGACGCCCGGCTAGTTGATGGTAGCGTGTGTCCCGTCGACGCCTATAACCCCGGTGGCTTCGAGGAGGTCAAGCGCCATCGTCACCCGGGCCCGGGCCCAGCCCGTGTACTCTACCACCTCGTCAATGTTGTCGAAGTCGTGGACGAGGACGATGCCCAGAATCAGGTAGGACTCGATGACGCGGTGGCGTTCGTCCTTGTCCGCCATTCGGAAGGGGTTCGGCATCACAGACACTTCAACGAATCCTCCAGACGAGCAGAAGCTTCCCGTCGCGGAGGGTGCGCCAGCGACGGCCCGCAGCGTTGTTCCGGTTGAGCGAGTAGACGAACGACCGAAGGCGTCGGGTCTCGACGTCGGACAGTTCGTACTCCCCGGCCCGGGCAAGCGGTATCGACATAATATCATGCTCGGAGTAGCTGGTCTTCACCTTCATCCCGGCAATTTGTCGCATCGGTCCCGAGTTCATTTCCCAAATCCTTCTTCCCAAAGTTCAATGGCGCGAAGACATTGTTTAAGCGCCCCCGCATGGTCCCAAGAGCCTCGACGATAAGCACCTTCGCTCTCTGGCAACGAGCAACTTTGAGCCATAGCCTCCCGCGCGCACAGCACCTTCCGATCCACGGGCGGCTGCTCGTATTTCTCGATCATGTCGCAGAGGGCGCGAAAGGCCGTTCCATACGGGGTGTGAAAGTTAGAGCGAAACAACGCAACTGGGGCGTCCCAGTCGCACCGCTTTGCCGCTTCGATCAGCACCCAGTCGGGCGGTGTTTTGGTGTCGGTCATTGCCTCGCCTCCACAAAATCCTTTGCCAGATAACCCGGGTCGGCTACGCCCTCGTCGTCTTTCACGACGTATCGGTACTCAGTTCCGTCCCATTGCGAGGCGCATACTGTCTTCGGCTTGTCGGGGTCGAAGAAAACGTGGCTCAGCACCTTAGCTCCAACAGGGAACATAGGCTGGCCCTTAATAGTATCGCTCATTTCCCAAACCCCTCTTCCCAAAGTTCGATGGCGCGGATGCAGGCGTCTTGTTGGGACGGCACAATACCGCTATCCCGAGCCTCGTCCAATACCTGCTGGATGGCAGCGTCTACACAGAGTAACTTGCGGTCGGGTGGTGGCCGTTCGTGCACCTCGACCATATCGCACAGGGCAAAGAAAAAGGGCTCGGCTTGGCGACCCAGAGCCCCCGCCCTTATCTGGTTCGGGGTCTTGGTGACGCCGGCTCTCCGGGAAGCCTCGGCCAGTACCCAGTCCGGCCAGCTGCTAATGTGTCGCATCTTCGTTTCTCCTGATGCTTTGCGTTTGTCTAAGGTAGTTGAGCGCCCGGGGCCGGATGACGATAGGCTCCAGTCTGCCGTCGTCCTGCACCCAGTAGAACCGCTTGTTGATGATGACCGGGCGGCGCAGCGGTTTTTTGGTCACTTGCGGTCTTCCTTGACGCCGTACACGTCGAACAGGGTCTTCTGGGCGCGGGTGACGGCGACGTAGATCAGGTTGACCTCCTGCTGGGTCTGCCAGTACTGGCGGCACTCGCGACCCATCAGCTCCTCGCGTCCGAGCAGGAAGACCCGCTCCCACTCCAGACCCTTCGAGCGGTGCACCGAGCACAGCGTGACCATGCTCTTGTTGTCGACCACCCGGTCGTCAAAGAGCCCCTCGATCATGCTCCGGAGACCGGAGACGGTGCGGATTTGCTGGTCCTCGGCGCGGTCGATCAGGACGAGCAGGGTCTCGCCCCGGTCTTCGATCTGCATGGCCTTGGAATCGTTCTTCTGGTCGAGGGCTTTCTTGCACTCGCGCTGCATCCACGCCTCGACCCGACCCCGCAGCATGTCGAGGTCCGAGACCTTCCACTTGTTGACGAGGGCCACCAGACCCGCCCCGATAGCGCGACCCTCGATACGGGCGGCGATACCCTCCCGGATAAGCCGGAAGGCCAGCGAGACGAGGTACTTGTTGTAGCGGCACAGGATGGCGTCGCCGGGGCGGACGGTCTTGGCGATGTCCTTGTAGTCCAGCGGGAGCACCTCACCATCGGCGTTGGCCTCGTGCGCCTCGATGCCGGCGACGTACTGCTGGGCGAGGGTGACGACGCTCTTGGGGCAGCGGTAGGTGACGGAGAGCGGCAGCGTCTCGGCGTCGAAATCGCGGCGGATTTGGTCGAGCGCGTCGTTGTCGGCACCCGAGAACCCGTAGATCGCTTGATTGGGGTCGCCCACCGCGACCAGTCGTCCACCGCGCTTGAGCATCTTGCGGGCGAGGGCACGGCGGGTCGGGTTGGTGTCTTGCGCCTCGTCGATCAGCACCCAGTCGTTGGCGAAGAGCCTCAGATTGAGCTTGAGGGGCAGGTAGACCATGTCGTCGAAGTCGATGATGAAGGTCTGATCATTAGAGCGGCGCAGAATCTCCTGTGCGAGCTCCACCAGCGACACCATGTCGGTGTAGTCCTCGGGGAGATTCTGGTCGAGCCCGAAGTGGTCGATCATGTCCAACCAGATGGCGTAGGTGTTGGGGAACTGGGGCAGCGCCCCGATACCGCGCTGCTTGGCCATCGAGACGATGGCGGCCAGCGACCGGGCGACCGGCTCCAGATCGTTCCGGCCCTTCTCGTTGATGTAGGCGACGATGATGTTGGCGACCTTTTTGTCGTCGGGCTTGCCGACCCGGGGGAAGGCGCGGCGGATGGCCTGATACCCCGCCGAGTGGAAGGTCGCGGCGAAGACGTTCGGCATCGCGGCGCAGCGCTCCTTGAGCTCCTTGGCCATCTTGGCGTTGTAGGCACCGAGGAAGATCGAGCCCTCCATGAACCGGGTAGCTTCGATGATGGAGGTGGTCTTACCCGAGCCCGCCTTGGCGTCGACGATGATCGACCCCCGGCTGGGCGAGCGGACGGCGGCGAAGAGATTCTGCTGCTGGATGGACGGTTCGAAAGTCATGGTAGTGTCTCCTGTCTGCATCGACATTGGTGGATTAGGCGGGGGTGGCTACCCAAAACAGGGTGAAGAAAATCAAGAAGGCGGCGGTGCCAAGGAACCCGCGCAGCTTTTCGGCCAGCGTCATCTCGGCCCAGATTTCGAGGAAGGTCTTCATCGGTGTCTCCTGTGTCTTTATCGACAAAACATCTCTAACACATCCCGGGGGTTGTGTCAATCGTGCCCCCCAAGGGCGGCGCGCACCATCCCCGCCGTCACCTGATCGCTGCACCCGCTGCCGCTGTGGCTCAGGAGAACGGTGTCGTCGGCGACCGGCCCGTCGACCAGTTCCATCTCCGCCATTGCCATCTGAATCGGCAGCAGGCAGCGGCGGAGTCGAGACTCCCGCCCCTCCAGCTCGGCGATGCGCTTGCGCTGCCAAACCAACATGTCGAGTGCGTCGTCGATGATTTCTTCATCACCTCGTGACTGTCCGATCATTTCTCGTCCTTCACTACTTCGACAGTGATCTTGCACTGCCAGCCGTCGTTGAACCTCACCGAGCGCTCAACACGCTCGGTGCCGTCGACGCCGCTCAGATCAGCGCAGAGGCAAAGAAGAATCTCGTCGGTGATGTCCTTGATCGGTATCACCGCCTGCAGGTACTTCTCGTGGGTCAGCCAGACCGTGCCGTCGGTTGGCTTGGTCCGGACCCGGAAGTGTTTGGGGTTGAGGACGACCTTCACGATAGCTCCTCCTCGGTGCGGACCACCCGGAAGAGCCGGAGGCCCAGACCCCGGGCGTTGCGCTCCTGCAGTACCTCCCGGGCCCGGGAAAGGTTGTTAAAGGCTAGGAGGGGCGACCCGCTCTTGGACTTGAGCAGGTACTGGGTGTGGGCAGTCATGGTTGTTGTTCCCCCTTTACGAAAGCGGCAGTAATCAAGGCGTCAAGCGCCAGCCGGGCGTGTCGGTGGTCCCGAAACAGAGCGATAACCTCGCCGTCCTCCAGAATCTCGTACGGGTATCTGGGCGAGCGGGTGGTTTCTAATCTGTACTGTCTCATGGTTCAGGCTCCTCAAGTAGGCAAAGTGGTTGTGACCCTGCAGCGCGTGGGCAATGGCCGAAACGTCGCCGAGTATGGTGGGGTCGGGGCTCCGGTCGAGCCAGCCGTCCTGATACTCGAACAGGAAGCGGCCCCGGGAGAACAAGCCCAGATAGACGATAGGCACCCCGGGGTAGAGCGGGACGTCGAGCCTCCGGGGGTCGTGGAAGCGCAGCTCGAACAGCACCGAGGAGTCGCGCACCAGCCGGCCTTTGAGCCACCAACCCTGCAGCTCGGAGACCCGGAGAACGGTAGCGAGGCGAAGGCCGAGGCTCAACGTCGAGTCAACAAGGCTCGGGCGAACTTGAGCACCCTACTTCCCCAGAACCAGAAGGCGCAGGGAAACAAACATCAAAGTCGGTAGCCAGAGCAGGACGACGTGGATAAAAAACACGGTCCGGACGAAACCCGTCGGCACAGAGTCACGGATGCGAACCCAAATAGTGACCCCGCACAGAAGGTACCAGAAAATCAAACCGACGATTAACCAAGACATGATGCACTCCTATTGCGGGTATTAAACCAACGTCTCTGGGCTGTGTCAATCGCTCGCTGAGAACTGGGCCTCTTGGACCACTGCCTGCAGCGCTCGGTTGTGGTCCACACCCGGTCCACCAGTCCGGTCCATACCCAACAGGCCGCTCTCTCGACGGTGAGAAGCCCGTCCGGAGTACTCTCTGGACCACTGGACCACTTAAAAAATAATAATAATATATTTTAAAAAAACCGGTCGGAAAGCCGGGCCGGATTGGCACAACCGTCGGGACGCCGCCGCTCCCCCCTCCGTCGCTCCGGAGCTCGGGCCGGTTTTTGGAGACATATCTCCGATGGTCCATCGGTCCAGAGACTATCTCCGAGGGGTCTCTCACCGTCGAGAGAAGGGGTCTCGGAGAGTGGACCGGGCTGGACCACCCCCTCCGAGTACAACCGACGACTGCAGGCAGTGGTCCAGCTCTTCACATGTTCCCGGTTGGTCTCAATACCCGTCAGGTCGTCCCGGAGACCGCCTCTCCGTGTGGACCGGGCTGTCCGGGGTGGTCCAGCCCCGAGGCTATTGTCACCACCTCTCGGATGTACCTCTCCGGCCTTCACGTGGTGTACGCTGTGTCAAATACAGAGACGCCACCCTCCGGTTGTGGGAAGGGTGGCGTCGGAAGGTACCCGGACTGTTATTTCTTGGCGCTGCGCTTCCGGACTTTCTTCTCGACTTCCCGGGCCTGCCAGATTTGGTCGCCGACCGCGACTTCCTCGCCCCGGCGAAGCTTGCCGCGCAGGACGTTGCCGGTGTTCATCCGGAGAAGCCCGCCGTTCAGACCCTTGCCTTCCCATTTGGCGAGGCGGTCGTCGATGTCGTTCGCCGCCGCGACCTCGCGGAGGTTCTCGATGATCAGGTCGCCCTCGGCGTCGGTCACGTACCCGGTGAGGGCCAGCGCCATCGCGTCGCCGCAGTTCTGGGCGGCACCGTAGATTTCGCGGTACTTCTGCGGGACGATGCTGCCGCCCGCGCCTTCCTCTTCCTCTTCGTCCGAGGCTTCCTCGCCCAGCCATTCGAGGACCGCTTCGCAGGCCATCGGCAGCAGGGCGCGGAGGTCGTCTTCCCACTCTTCGCGGGCGACGTCTTCGAGGTCGATTTCGGTGATCAGCTTGCGCTTGTTGAAGAGGCGGACGACTTCGCGCTCGCCGTCCTCGTCGGCGCGGGTGAAGATGTCGAAGCGGGTGATTTCGGTGGTCATCTCGGTGTCTCCTGTTGTCGGTGGGTGCTTTCTTGTTCCCACATTTTCGTTTAGAACACAGCCGGAAAGCTGTGTCAATATACCCCGTCAGATTCGTGTTGCAAGCCCGGTTTGTCCCTCGAACAACTCCCGGAGTTGGTCACAGAACACTCCGGAGGATTCGCTCACCACCTTGGCGTCGAACCCCCTAACTCGCATGAACTGGACGTCGTAGGTGTCGGCGGCGTTTAGGGTGATTTCGACGACGTTGATCTTCTGCCGGGCCGACGGGAGCCGGAACCGGACACCTCGCCCGGTGTACATGAGCTGCCGGGCCCCGGTCATCATGACGAACCGCTGCCCACCCAACTGGGCGATGATGTTCTGGGCTACTTCCATTGATTCTATAGACATCGGGTTTCTCCTTACCACGCCGTAGCGCGAACTTCGTCGCGGTAGCTGGCCATCGGTCTGATGTAGACGCTCATTTTCCAGATCGCGCCTTTGGGGTTGCTGGCCCCCTTGACGATTTCGGCGATGTCCCAGTCGTCCATCGTCTCGATCACGATGTCCCACCCGCCCTTGTTGTAGTTCTGGGCGGCGTAGGATTTGACTTCCTCGACCAGCTGTCGAATCGTATTGGCTTTGGTGAACATCTCGGTTTCTCCCTATGCGGCCTTTAGACCACGTTCTGACGGTTGTGTCAATCACTTCGCCCGGCGTTGTGCCTCGCGCTCCCAAGCCCGGGCGATAATCAGGTGGCACCGGGCGACCTTGGCGTGGCGCACCGCCACCTCCAGCGACCCCGTGTCGCGGAACCGACGGCACATCGCGATTACGGTCTTCGAGGCTTTCCGACGCCACCGGGCCTCGGCCATCGGGGAAGCGCGGCGCTTCCGGGCGATTTCTTCTGCGGCCACCTGTTCGGCTTGGACTCGCGAGGCGATGATTTCGATGATCATTATTTGGCTTCCTTAGCTGCTGCGCGGTCCCAAGCCCGGGCGATGATCAGGTGCCCACGGGCGACCATGGCGACCTTCACGGCGAGCTCCATCTCGCCTTTGGCCCTCCACTTGCGGGCGACCGCGATGGCCATCCTCGCGGCTTCTCTGCGCCACTGGGCGGCTTTGGCGGGGATAGCGCCCGCGCGCTTGTAGCCACGGAGAGCTGCCCGGGCCTCTTTTTCGGCGTTTTCGCGGTTGTCGATGAACATCTCGTCGTCTCCTTCTGTGCACAGAAAACCACAGTCCGACGGTTGTGTCAATACATCCCTTAATCTGGGGTCGGTTTGACCGCTTGGCGCAACTGTGGTATACCCACGACATGAAGAAAGACGAGGTTCTTCCACCCGACGTACTGGAGGACTACGAGGAGCACTCGGTAGTCACTGCCGACTCGATCTGGTCGTTCAGCGACCCGGGGTACAATCTTTCGGTGGAAGAGCAGCTTTTCTGTCGGAGCTACATCATCGACCGGAACCCGGTCGCCGCGCTGCGCCGCCTCAACTACTCGGGCGATGCCGCCAAGCTGAAACGAACCGCCGCCAAGTTCCTGCTTCGAATCGAAGTGCAGGAATGCGTCGAGAACCTAGCCGCCCGTATGATGCAGAAGCTCGACGTCACCGCCGAGCGGGTTCAACGTAAGATCGCCGCCGCCGCGTTCTTCGACCCCCGCGACGTACTGCGTTTCGACGGCGAACGGTTGCAGGTCCTCGACTCCAAGTTCTGGTCGGAGGAGCAAGCCGCCGCTATCCAGAGCATCAAGCTGGGCAAGGAAGGCGTCGAGCTCAAGTTCTACGACCGACTCCGTGCCACCGAAATGCTCAGCAAGCAACTCGGGACCCTGCCCGAGGAGGACCCGCTATCCGCCGCCCGGGCCATGGGCGACCAAGTGGTCAAAAAGCTGTTCGAGGTGTTCGACCGCACAGTACCCGACGCCCCCAAGGAAGTTCCGCCTGAGAGGCTCAATTGAACTTCCAAGAGCTATTCGTCCGTCTGCCCGGCGATACTAAGGAGCAGAAAGAGGCGGAGCTCGCCAAATACCTCCAGCGGCTCACCCCGCAAGAGCTAGTGGCGCTGCGCTACAATTGGGAGTTCTGGGCTAGACCGAACCAAATCGCCCCGGGTGGCAATTGGACCCACTGGCTCCTGCTGGCAGGTCGCGGGTTCGGCAAGACCCGCACTGGTGGTGAGTGGATTCGGCAACGCGTCGAATCGGGCAAGGCGAGGCGCATCGCACTGGTCGCCCCCACTGCCGCCGACGTCCGAAAGGTTATGGTGGAGGGTGAGTCCGGGATTCTGGCTTGCTCGCCGCCTTGGAACATGCCCCTGTTCGAGCCCTCCAAGCTCCAGCTGACGTGGCCCAACGGCGCTATCGCTCAGCTGTTCTCGGCAGAAGAGCCCGAGCGCCTCCGTGGCCCGCAGTTCGACACCTACTGGGCCGACGAGTTGGCCGCGTGGCAGAAGCTCGAAGACACGTGGGATATGCTCCAGTTCGGCTTTCGTCTCGGCGACGACCCTCAGGGCTGCATCACCACGACCCCCAAGCCGGTTATTCGGGTCAAAGAGCTACTTAAGATGGAGGCCTCCGGCGAGGTGGTCGTCACTCGGGGTTCTACCTACGACAACAAGGCGAACCTTGCCCCCAAGTTCTTCACCACCGTCGTCAGGAAGTACGAGGGGACCAGACTGGGCCGACAGGAACTCGACGCCGAGGTACTGGAAGACATGCCCGGGGCCCTGTGGAACCGGACCCAGATCGACAACAGCCGAGTCCCTAGCCTCGGTCCCCCGATGCCGCCCATCCTCAACGCCGCCGACCCGGTGCCGGGCTCGCGCTCGCAGATCACTGATCTGGCGTCCCTGATGTACGCGGCGTCCGTTGTCGCCAAGTCCATCCCGGAGGACCTCACCCGAATCGTGGTGGCGGTAGACCCCAACGCCTCGAATAACGAGGGCTCGGACGAAACCGGAATCGTGGTTGCGGCCAAGGGGTTATCTGGGCAGGGGTACGTGCTGGCGGACTTCTCCACCCGGGGGTCGCCGAACGACTGGGCCTCTACCGCCGTCATTGCCCACGACATCTTCCGGGCAGACCGGGTAATCGGGGAAGCGAACCAAGGCGGGAACATGGTGGAGCACACTATCGCCACCGCCGCCAAGTTCCTCAAGATGGACGGCAAGCGCAGTTCCGACTATGTCGGCATCGTTATGGTACACGCCACCCGGGGCAAAGTCACCCGGGCCGAGCCAGTGGCAGCACTGTACGAGCAAGGCCGGGTTTCTCACGTCGGCTCCCTCCCGGTTCTCGAAGACCAGATGTGCCTGTTTACCTCCGACTTCGACCGTAAGTCGATGGGCTACAGCCCCGACCGGGTCGACGCGCTTGTTTGGGCTTTGACCCATTTGTTCCTTGAACAGGCTGATACTGGTCTGCTAGAGTTCTACCAGCAAGAGGCGCAGAAACGCCAAGAGGCCCGGGAACCCAAAAAGGAAGACGAGAGCGGCAAAACACGTATGAAGGCCCCGAAGACCATCAACACGGCTTATGGCCAGACGGGGACTCGGTACAACGTGCGGGCGGGCGTCATCCTCGCTGACCCGGAGGACGTTAAGGGGTTGCGGGCAGCTGGCTTTGTAGAAATCGCGGATTAAGGGTCAGACAATGGCAGAAGGTCGAGACAAACAGTCGATGGGGAACATGGTTCCCCTGTCTACGGCTATCCCCACGTCCCCCTACCAGATCAACTACCGTGGCCAGTCTGCCGGCATCGTGCGCGGTACCGGGGCGGACTGGTTCGGTCCTCTCAATCCGCTGGAGCCTACCGCGCCCCCGGAAGTCAAGGGTCGTGGCTTCGACATCCCGTCGGGTTATAACCTCAACATTCGGCCCCGCGCCTACGAAGCCATCACCTTCGACCAATTGCGCGGTTTCGCCGACGGGTATGACCTGTTGCGCACCATCATTGAGACCCGCAAGGACCAACTGGCCCGTCTGTCTTGGAACGTAGTTGCCCGGGGTCCGAACAAGAAAAAGGCCAAGGACCCGTCTGTTCTGGAGCGCATCGCCAAAGTCGAGCGGTTCTTCCTTCGTCCCGATGGCCATCATTTCTGGGATGACTGGCTCCGCATGGTTATCGAGGACCTGCTCGTCCTCGACGCCCCGGCTATCTACCGCCGCCGTACCTTTGGTGGGCAGCTCTACGCGCTCGAACCCATCGACGGCGGCACCATCAAGCGTGTTATCGACGACTGGGGGCGCACCCCGCTTGCCCCTACCCCCGCTTACCAGCAGGTTCTCAAGGGATTCCCGGCCATCGACTATACTGTCGACGACCTGATCTACCGCCCCCGCAACATCCGCACCCACAAGGTGTACGGGTACTCGCCGGTCGAACAGGTCGTGATGACCATCAGTATCGCCATGCGGCGACAGGTGTGGCAGCTGCAGAGCTTCACCGAAGGGAATATTCCCGAGGCCCTGATTGGCACCCCGTCGACTTGGACCCCCGACCAGATTCGGGCTTTCCAAGATTGGTTCGATTCGCTGCTCGAAGGTAACACGGGCGAGCGTCGCCGGGCCCGGTTTGTCCCGGGCGAAGTGTCGAAGGGGTACGTCGCCACCAAGCCGAGCGAGTTGTTTGGCGCGGCGGAAGAGTGGCTGGCCCGTATCATCTGCTTTGCGTTCAACATCTCGCCCCAACCCTTCGTGGCGATGATGAACCGGGCGACTGCCGAGACTGCGCAAGAAACTGCTGTGATGGAGGGCCTCGCCCCGCTGCAGCAATGGGTGAAGAACCTTATCGACACGGTTATTCTGGACGACTTCAAATACGACGACGTCGAGTTCCAGTGGCTGGACGAGGACGAGCTCGACCCTAACGTCAAGTCGACTATTCTGGACCGCGAGGTGTCCTCTGGTCTGGTTACTATGAACGAAGCTCGGGCGGATAAGGGGCTCGACCCCTACGACCACCCCGACGCCGACCGTCCGATGTTCAAATCTGCGCAGGGGTACGTCCCCATCTTCGCTACTCCTGAGGAGGGGGCGGAGCAGGAGGCACAGGTCGCGGCGGCGGATGCGCTCCCGGCTGGCGAGGAGGTATCTCCGGGCGCAGAGGCGGAGTCGGGTGGGGCTGACATAGCCGACGGCACTGGGGATGGCTCTCCGGTGACCCCCGACGCCAACACGGAGGTGGCCGAGAAGAGCGACCGCCCTTTCGTCGTCGCTGGGCTGTCTAAGTCCGACTTCGACGAGTCCAAGGTCGAGCGCGACGAGCGGAGCCGGTTTGGCTCTGGTAGTGGCTCCGTGACCCTGTCTGACGAGGCCAAAGAGAACGGGTGGACCCGGGCGGCAATGATCGCCGGGGAGGTGCACCCCGAGGTGGCCAAGGTCATGACCCCCGAGCAGGTGCAGGACCTCCGCGACGCTATCGAGAACAAGGCCGACCAAGAGACCATCCTAGAAAAGATGGCCCCAATTTACAACAACCTCTCGGAGGAAGCACCATCCCTGATTATGGGCGAAAACGGGCAACCGCCCGAGGGGTTCTTCGAGAACCGGGAGTACAACGTACCCGGGGGGAAGGCCGATTTCGAAGGTGCCATTGACCATCTGCGCGGCGTGGCCGAGGGTTTCGCCAAGCAAGGGCTCGGGTACGAAAAGCAGGCTATCCTGATTCTGGGGCCCTCGGCGGCGGGTAAGTCCACCTTCGCCGAAAAGCTGGCCACCGACACCCGGTCCGCCATCGTCGATTCGGACGAGGCCAAGAAAGTGATCGAGGGGTATCGCGACGGCATGGGTGCCAACGCGGTGCACGAAGAGTCGTCCTTCATGAACCGGGCCGTGGAGGCCCAGATGCTCAACGCCGGGGCCAACATCATCATCCCGACAGTGGGTGCCAACCCCGAGGGTATCGGGCTTCGCATTGACAGGCTCAAAGAGGCGGGATACACGGTCAAATTAGTGAACGTCCGGGTCGACAAAGACGAGGCAACCCGGCGCATGGCGTCGCGGGCGGTTCGCACCGGAAGGCCCATCGGTGCCGGGTACGTGCGCGGCGTCGGCGACAGACCCTCCACCACGTACAACGCGTTGAAAGGTAAAGCAAATGGATTTGCGGAAATCGAAGCAAGCGGTCCCCGGGGCAGCGACCGAGTCACCGAATCAAACGGACTCACTCAACTTGAGCAAGGACGACCCGTACTCGGTAAGAGCCGAACGAGCGGAGCAGGCTGCTGCGGACCGCATGGCGGCGGGGGAGTTCGACCACCTCTTCAAAAATCCCGCAAACCGACTGGGGAGGTCCTCTTCGCCGACCTCGACCGACGCAAAACCGTAACCGCCGAGCGGAAGCTCAGGGTCCGGTTGCGGGGCTTCCTGACAGAGGCGGGTGAGAACGTTGCGGCGCAAGCCCGTAAAAAGCTGGCTGCGCTGGGCAAAGCCGACGACAAGCTCGATATCGAGGACTTCCTCAACGGACTGGATTTCTCGATGTTCGAGGGTCTGGACGACGAGCTACGCGAGTTTCTAGAGGATGTATACGCCGATTCCGGCAAGATCGCGCTCTCCCATCTGGGCTCCCGCGCTAACGATCTGGTCGACCAAGTCAACGACCGCTCGGTGTCTTGGGCTCGCCAACACGCGGCGGACTTGGCAGGCATAAACGAAGACTCACCCTTCGCGCTGGACGCGACCACCCGCGAGATGCTGCGAGCCACCATCGCCGGGGGTATCGAGCAGAACCTGTCGGCGGAGGCCATTAGCGATGCTATCGAAGACGCCTACGCGTTCTCCGAGGACCGGGCCGACCTGATTGCCATGACCGAAATCGCGGCGGCTAACTCCTATGGGGCTCTGGCCGGGTACGAGGAGGCGGCGGCTATCGGGGTATCCGTCCGCAAGTCGTGGCTGATGTTGGAGGACGCCTGCCCCATCTGCCAAGAGAACGCCGACGCGGGCGTCATCGATCTGGACGAAGAGTTCCCGTCCGGGGACCTCGCACCCCCGGGGCACCCCAACTGCCGGTGCGTCATCGTTCCCGAGGTCGAGGACGAGGAAGGAAACGAGGTCGAAGCCGAGGAGGGGGAGGCGGAGGAGGAATGATTGAACAGTCGTTCCTTTGACTCCCGGTGCTGTGGGGTGTAAGAGTTCGACGAGGAGCAACCCGCCCAGAGCAGCGGCTGGAGGAAAACCCCGGTGATTTACCCAGCCTACTACGAAGTTGTCATCCCGAACCAAGCCACCTTCGAGCAGGAGTTCCAGCTTAAGGGCGGCGACGGCCAGCCATTGAACATGACAGGCTACCAAGTTCGGGCCTCGGTATGGACGGAGGACAAGAAAGCCAAGCTGGCGGATTTCGAGTTCGAGTGGGTCGACCGGATGGTAGGCAAGTTCAAACTGTCTCTGTCGGAGGAGAAGACCTCCCGAATGACGAAGAGCGGCGTCTGGGACCTTCTGGTGGTAAACCCGAACGCGACCGAGGACTACTGGTTGCGGGGACCGGCGAACGTCGCCAAGGGGTATACTAAATGACGTCGCCTGTCGTCGTCACTGAGAAGACGTCCGCCAAACCGGTGTCTGGTGGAAATCATCGCCCCCGGACCGCAGGGCCCGGGCGGCAATCTGGGCAACTACGGGTCGTTCTTCGATACCACCGACCAGCCGCTGATCACCGCCAATGCGGCCCAGCGCCTTCGCATCGGGTCGACGCTAGAACACCGCAATGTTGACCTGATCGACAACAAGATCGTGTTCCGGGAGCGCGGCACTTACTCGTTCACATTTTCTGTTCAGCTCACCAACGCGGCCAGCAACAACCCGCACACGGCCAAGGTGTGGCTCAAGTACCAAGGGGACGACTACCCCAACTCCGCCAGTTATTTCTCGGTCCCGGTGTCCAAGGGGGGCGTTCCGGGCGAGCTAATTGGCACCGTCAACTTTGTGGCTAGCGCCACCGGGGACGACGACTACGTGGAGTTGTTCTGGACGGCGGACAGCACGAACGTTTCGGTGACGACTATCGAGGCTGCAGGCTCGGTCCCGACGTCCCCGGGCCTTATTCTAACCGTCGTTCAGGTGATGTACACCCAACTGGGCCCCACCGGGAGCCCCGGTCCAACTGGTCCGCAGGGCGACACTGGCCCCACGGGGTCTCAGGGCGACACCGGTCCAACTGGCCCGCAGGGTAGTATTGGTCCCACCGGGTCTCAGGG